AGATTCATTTGTGTTGATGTACCATTTCTCATCTTTAAAATTAGTTGAATCAGTTACTACTTCATAAATGCCTATTGCATTTAATTCTGATTGCGACCACAGTTGAAATATTTTAGCTGGGTATCTTACATCTCCTATAACCATAGTTTTAGGATTTGTTATTATTTGTGTAATATTATTATCTTCTACTAATGCGTACATATTTTAACTTTCACTTAGGTTTAATGTTCTACCTACTTCTTGCCAGATAGCACCATTGTATTTGAAAACTAAAATATCAGTTTTACCATCTGCCGAAGTAAATGTTGGTGCTGTGCTTCCAGCAAATTCAAATACAGTATTAAAAGCTATTGTGTGTGAACCATTGTAATTAATTTCTACACAAATAAAAGCACCCTCAACAGGATTAGTAGGTGCAGAGAAAGTAGTGTTTTCTGTTGTTAGATGATATGCGTTTGGCTTTGCCTGAGTATCCCAAGCAACTGCATTTGATGATGATGTTAATGCTTGTTGAGGAATATAAGCTAGATCGTTAAATTTAATAGCCCCTGTTCCTTTTGTGCTAAATTCTATTCCAACATTAGTATCACTTCCTGTTGCAGATATAGATGGGTTATTGCTTGTAGCACTATTTGTTACTTCTAAATAATTAACTGCTGAAGCTGTTGTTTGAAATATTAATTGCTCATTACTGTTTTCATCTAATATTCCATGAGCATCATCTATTGCGATATTATGTGAATTTGTATCTAAGTTGCCACCTAACTGTGGAGAGGTATCATTTACTAAATCTGCAACAACTGAACTATCAAGCCAATCTACTGTGTTAGCAGTAGTATTAATATTTGCTAAAGATATATCATCAGCACCATCATAAAATTTTAAAGTATTTGCAGTTGCACCACCAGATGTATCTAGCCAAATCGTACCAGCTACAGCAGAACTTGGTCTTGAAGTTCCTGAATTAGATGAATTAATAGCACCTAGAACATTGTTTAGATCAGTTCTAAAAGCTGGGAATGATTGGTTCGCTATATCGTAATCGTGTTGTGCCATGATGTGTTTATACTCCTTTTAAAACCCTTTTGCAATAAAATCAAATGTTTTTGATATTGCTGTATTACTTGAATTTTTAAATGTTACATCAAATCCATTAATAGTTTTATTTTCTACAAGAAAGAAATCTCCTGTCGCCATTCCTTGTCCTGTAATTCCAAGTGCATAATTAACAGTTTTATATGGATTTGTAAATGTTACAGTTTTAGTTCCAGCACCAGATACTATATCATTTCCACTAAATATTCTATCTTGCATATCAATCGTAACTGTAACTGCTGAAACTCTAGGTGTAGAAGCACCATCTCTTGAAATTAAAACAACTCTAAATTTAAAGTATCTAGCTGTGTAATCTCCAATTACAAAATTTTGAAAAGCAGTATATGTAGAATTATCATCACTTGTTGCAACTTCTATATGTGCATTTGCATTAGCTGGTGTATCTCCATCAAAGTTAGAAGAAGCTGAATCAAATAGTCCTGATCTGTTGTCAAATAAATCATCTGGGTTATCTGATGTTTGAGTTAAACTAGCTGTGATTCTAGCTGTGTGTTTAGCACCTATATCAATTACATCTGCAAATAAATAATTACCACTTGCGTAAAAATCAGCATTAGCAACACCAGAATCAAAGAATCTAGTTGTTTCATCATCAAAGTTACCTGACGCACTATCAAATAATTCAGATGAATCTAATTCAATAGCATCATCTGTAACTACAGCATTAGTTAAAGTTCCAGCAAATGCTGGGTGTTCAGATTGTGTGGCTACTGCATTAAAGTTAGATATTCCTGTAACATTAGAAATAATTGCTGTAGCATTTGAACTAAAGTTACCAAGTTTATCAACAGCTTTCAAAAGATAAGTTCCAGCCCTAGCTGGTACAGATATTGAAGTTGCTGGTCTTGATACTTTTTCTACTAATGCTACTGAGTTCTGCCAATCAGCAGTTCCATCTGTTTCTTCACTAAATCTTAAATTATAATATGCTAAATCTAAATCAGGTATTTGTGTCCAACTTAAATGTGCTTCTTGTCCTACAATATTACAAGCAAAGTCCTCAACATCACTAGGTGGCTCAATAGCACCAATAATTGTTCTTTGTGCTGATACATAAGTTGAACTAACTCCTAAACTATTTACAGCTTTAACTCTTACATCATAAACACTTTGATCAATTACATTTAAAACTCTGTGATTTAATCCTGAACCTTGTGCATAGATAATATAATCTGAATCTGTACTTAACTTGTATTCTACTTGGTAATAATCAACAAAGCTATCAGGAGAAGCACCTATTGATACATCTAAAGCTACAATTACAGTTCCATCATTATATTCAATTAATGTATCATCTAGTGTAACACTTGCTGGTGGTTGGATAGTAAATGGATTAGGTAAGTTAGTTGATGGTGTTGCTGTCGCTTGTGTTTTTGTAGCCCAAGTATAATGACTATCTTGGTGTTCAACTAAAGATAAACCAACAGTAAAATCTTCATTAAAAGTTATTCCAAGAACTCTAAAAGGTTTAGCAGAAAATCCTAAAGAAGAATGTGTAATATTTACAATATCGCCAATCGCTAAATCATAAGCATCTAAGCTAACTGTAATACCTAAAGATAATGCTTCTCTACTTCTTCTTAAAATAACCTCTGCCATTTCTTCTGCTTGATATTGACTTGTAATTGTACTAAATGAAAATCTACCCTCTAACAAAAATCCACCATCAGCAGTTTTCATTGTTGCGTGTTGATCTGCACTTGGTAATCCTGAATCATCTATTGGTGGATATTGAACCTCATTAACTTGATAATTTCTTGCTGGATCAACAAAGCCAACTATAACTCTATTATATTTTTCGTTTTTATCTGGTGTTGTTAAACTATAACCACCTATAATATCATCTTCTGTTAAAGTAATACTTGCACTTCCTGTTGTTTCAATAACTAAACTATATTTACCAGCACTATAAGGAAGATAGCCTCTACAACCTTTTATAAGTTCTCTAACATTAGTTAAGATAGTTTTCGAAGTATCTAATGCTGTGTTTGTATCAAAAATATTTATATCACTTCCACCTGAATATGGTGTTACTTGTGTTACACAAACTTGTGAAGCATCATAAAAACTTTGTAAATCTATTTCACTTATTGCTAATCCTTTTCCATATCTTGCGTTAGTTAAGTAATCTAATAAACACCAAGCTGGATTAGTAGAATAAGCTGGAGATTGTGCTTGTAAGCTAGAGTTATAAGCCACAACTTTTTTACCTTGTATCTTTGCTTGTATTTTAGGAAGTCCAGCAAATGCGTCAGAGTTCCATTTAAGTCTAATTGCTAAATAACAAAGACCAGATAATTTATGATTACTTCCCCAAGATGATAATGTAGATAATAAAGATGATGCTGATTGACCATCTGTTCCATAATGAGGTTCTACTCTAATTAAACTTTCACTATTTTTATAAAAATTACTATCTCCACTTCCTACTTCAACTGCTGTTCCATCTGAAAAACTAGACGCAAATGTAACAACTTTATCATCTACTCTTATTTCTTCTATATCGTTTATCTCCCCCTCTGCCATAACGATAGCCATATATAAGTAAGTGTTATCTGTACCTGATGTTTCCATAAACACTCTAGTTCCCCCTGTAAGTCTTTCTCCATAAATTACAGGAATATTAGAATCATTAGATTGTTTATTAACTAATAATCCTCTTTCAAAATCATCAAAAGAGTTAGTTCCAAAATCTTCCATTTCAGGAACTTTTGGTCTTAATATCCAAGATAAAAATAGACTAATACCTAATGCCACAAAAGGATTTAAACCTAATGCTTTTGTAAGAGGTTTTGTTACAATGCCTACTGCCTTACTAAGCCAACCCATTATGCTCTACCCCACTTAATATCCAATACAGTTTGTGAACTAAAATCCATACCAACATCTGTACTAAAGAATCTTTGTTGTGATGTATTGTTTGTTTTGCGACCATTCTTTTTTTCAAAGTCAGCCCAATGTGAAACTATTGACAAACCTACTGTACTATCTTTTTCAGATTCTTGTATTGAAAAACTTTCTACATGACCTTTATATAAAAGAAATGGGTCAGCTATTAATGTATTAGAATCATTTAAAAAGCCTCTATAAATATTTACTGTGTCATTAGTTACATTTTCATTTAAAACTAATGATATAAATGTTTGATTTGCACCTGATAATGTTAAACCTAAACTAGCTTTAGTTAAATCTGTTTGTTCGCTATGATTTGATATACCTAATATAAAATCACTAGAAGAATAAGTAACTGATGAGCCTGAAACTGATGATGTTAGATCAAATGAGCAATCTGTTATATTAACAGGAGTAGCAAAGCCAATAGTTATAAGATGAACAGGGCGAACATCATTTGTTGCTAGTTCGTTCTTTATTGCTGTTGTCAGGCTTCTCGTCATATTCCTCAAATGTTCTTCTATTAATTTTTATTGCATCATTGACAGTATAAGTGGCATTTTTAGATGGATCACTATACTTACCCTGATTCAAAGATTGAGCATTAAAATCATCAGCTTCTATTATTTCTTCTGCTAAAAAATCAACACTAATCCAATATTTTACTTTGTATTTCATCTATAAGGATTCTTCAACATCAAATTCAAATTGATATAAAAATGCAC